AGTTACGTCGGTGCGCTTGCGACGATGCCGCCATGTTGATGCCTGTCCCCCACGTCGATCAGCGACGCGCCGCGCGCTCCCTGTTTTTTCGGGGATGGCCGGTCACGGACATTGCCGACGAGCTGGGCATTGCGCGCACGACGATCGAGTCGTGGAAGACGCGCGACGCATGGGCGAAGGCGCCGATGATCGAGCGTGCGGAGAGCTGCATCGAGGTGCGGTTCCAGACGTTGATCGAGAAAGAGAAAAAGACCGGCGGCGACTTCAAGGAGATTGATCTGCTCGGTCGGCAGATCGAGCGGCTGGCGCGGGTGCGACGCTACCAGGCACCCGGCGGCAACGAGGCTGATCTCAACCCGGCCATCGAGGCGCGCAACGCGGGGCCAAAGCGCGCACCGAAGCGCAATGAGTTCACCGAGGAACAGGCCGCGGAGCTACGCCGGCAGTTTCACGCATCGCTGTTCGCCTATCAGCACAAGTGGCGCACCTCGGCGGACGAACGCACGCGGATGATCCTCAAGTCGCGCCAGATCGGCGCGACGTGGTACTTCGCCCGCGAGGCGCTGGACGATGCGATCGCCACCGGTCGCAATCAGATTTTTCTGAGCGCGTCGAAAGCGCAGGCACACATCTTCAAGCAGTACATCCGCCAGTTTGCGCAGGAGGCGGTGGGCATCGACTTGAAGGGTGATCCGATCGTTCTCTGGAACGGCGCACACCTGTATTTCCTCGGTCAGAACGCGCGTACGGCACAGGGCTATCACGGCAATTTTTACTACGACGAGTTTTTCTGGTCGCAGAATTTCGAAGAGATCAACAAGGTCGCCAGCGGTATGGCGATGCACAAGCAGTGGCGCAAGACGTACTTCAGCACGCCAAGCGCGACGAGCCACGCGGCGTACCCGTATTGGACCGGCGATCGATACAACCGGCGACGCAAGAAAGAGGATCGGGTCGAGATCATCACCGACCGCGCTGCGATAGCCGAAGGCCTGCGCTGCGCCGACAAGGTGTGGCGACACCTGGTGACGATCGAGGACGCCGAGCGGGGCGGCTGCGATCTGTTCGATCTGGAGGAACTGCGCACGGAGTATCCGCCGGACGAGTTCGCCAACTTGCTGATGTGCCAGTTCATGGACGATGGCGACAGCCTGTTCACGCTGGCGATGATGCAGGGCTGCATGGTCGATAGCTGGGTCGACTGGACCGACCTCAAGCCGTTGTTGATGCGGCCGTTCGGCATGAAGCCGGTGTGGGTAGGTTACGACCCGGCCTTGGGCCAAGGCGGCGACGGTGCCGGGCTGGTGGTGCTGGCACCACCGGAGAAGCCGGGCGGCAAGTTCCGTGCGCTCGAGCGGCACCGACTCAAGGGTATGGATTTTGAAGCGCAGGCCGCGTTCATCCGCAAGGTCACCCAGCGCTACAACGTGCAGCACATCGGCATCGACGTCAGCGGTCTTGGCCAGGCGGTGTACCAGCTGGTGATCCAGTTCTTCCCGCTGGTGCGCAAGATCACTTACTCGCCCGACGTGAAGTCGCTGATGGTGATGAAGGCGCAGAACGTGATCGACAAGGGCCGGCTCGAGTTCGACGCCGGCTGGGTGGATCTGGCGCAGTCGTTCATGGCGCTCAAGCGGACGATGACCGACTCCGGCCGGCACGTGAAATACAGCGCGGGACGCTCCGCCGAAATCGGCCATGCGGATCTCGCGTGGGCCTGCATGCATGCACTGATCAATGAACCGCTGGAAGGCCGCACCGCGGCCAACACCAGCCAGATGGAGCTTTACTGATGCGCAACATGACCGTGACAACCGGTACCGACAACACGCCAGCACCACGGGCGATGGCTTTCAGTTTCGGCGATCCGACGCCGGTGCTCGATGGGCGCGAGATCCTCGATTACATCGAGGCCTGGCGCAATGGCAAATGGTACGAACCGCCGGTGTCGCGCGAAGGGCTGGCCAAGTCGTTTCGGTCGACGCCGCACCACAGCTCGGCGATCTACGTGAAGTGCAACATCCTCACGTCGATGTTTCGGCCACACAAGCTGCTGAGCCGCGAGACGTTCGGCGCGTGGGTATTGGACTTTTTGGTGTTCGGTGACGGATACCTCGAGCAGGTGAAGAACCGACTCGGCCAGCCAATGCCGTTGAAGCACGCGCTGGCGAAGTACATGCGCCGTGGCTGCGATGACCTGGACACGTACTTTTTCGTGCAGGGATGGAAGACGGACCACGAATTCGCCAAGGGTTCGGTGTTCCAGCTGCGCCAGCCCGACGTGCACCAGGAGATCTACGGACTGCCGGAGTACTTGTCGGCGCTGCAGAGTGCATGGCTCAACGAGGCCGGCACACTCTTTCGTCGCAAGTACTACCTCAACGGCTCGCACGCTGGCTACATCCTGCACCTGACCGATGCGCTGACCGACGAGACGCAGGTTGAGGATTTGAAAAAAGCGTTGAAGGAAAGCAAGGGGCCGGGCAATTTTCGCAACCTGTTTCTCTATGCGCCGGGTGGCAAGAAAGATGGCATCCAGATGATCCCGATCAGCGAGGTCGCGGCCAAGGATGAGTTCTTCAACATCAAGAACGTCACGCGCGACGATGTGCTGGCCGCGCATCGCGTGCCGCCGCAGCTGCTTGGCCTGGTGCCCACGGGTACGACGGGATTCGGGTCGGTGATTCCGGCGGCTCAGGTGTTCGCGGTCAACGAACTGCAACCGCTGCAGACGCGCTTCCAGCAGCTCAACGAGTGGATGGGGCAGGAGGTGGTGACATTCGATTCGTATCAGGTTGCGGGCTTTGCTGCGGCAGAAAAATCACCCTCGAACTGATAGGCCCTGTTTTATCTAAACCGGCCCCAAAAGAGAAAGGCCCCCTTTCGGGGGCCAGTGAACCGCGCAAGGGGTTGCTAACGGCTCGTGGCGCTCGGTGCATCGGTGAGTAACCAGACTTCCCGAGCGAGTACAGATTGCTGCACTGGTGACAGGACGCGTAGCGGGGAATGACCTGTGACCGTGTAGGCATCTGCTGACGAGTTGTCAGGCGTGCACCATTGACTGCCGTACGGTCCAGTCTCAAATACTTTCAGCTCTTTGCTCAAAAGAAATGAGAGCAAGGGCATCACACATTTTACTCGCCACATTTGGATGGCACGTGCCTCACCTGCGCGCGTGCCATCTACCATCGGGATTGAAGAGGACGCAGCGTGCGAATCCGTATCCTTGCAGAAGCATGTCGAGCGACGCCTTGGCTACACGGTCGACTTCTTCCATCGACGGACCGGACTCAACAATGAACGGCGGCACTTCCAGCATTGATCGATCCGTAGATTTGGGACGATGGTTTTGTACGAGCGCCGCCATGTTGGCTTGCACGAGCGAAACACACACCATCGTGGACGACTGAGGCCCGAGAGCATGGCTGTATTTGAGACCAAACTGGAGAGACTTCACAACGAAGTCCGCGAGGTTGGTTTCATGGAGGTGGTACTCCGAACCGCCGTGCGCTTTGAAGTCCTCATTTGAACTCACAATTTGCTCGCTGATCTCCAGCGAGCCATTGCGAAAGATCTGCACAAAGGCGTCTCCCCATTGATCGCTGCTGGACAAGCGAATGCCGTCGAAGTTGTGGCGACCAATGGGGCTAGTCCCTTCGAACAGAGGTGCAAAAATCAGCTCGTGCGCGCGTATGTCTGCAACCGCCAGCGGATCGGTCGCCCGTTGGTAGCTAGCAAGGGGGATGATGTGCAGTAACGGTGTTGCCACGCCAAATCGTTGATACTGCTGCACGCGCTCATGTACCCAGTTGCGCGCCTGTACCAGAGTGTTGGAGTTACGGTCGAAAGCCTCGCGCACCTCGTGGTAGGACATGTCGATCACGCGCGTACCTCTCCTGACTTTGAAGATGCGGCGCCCCGTGTCGGCAGCTCCCTGCTGACCAGGCACTCTGGCCCAAAACGGTCCGGCCATGGTGTTCGGAATCCTCAGCAGCAGTATGTAGCCGTCGTCGATGTCGATCTTTTCAACGCGGACGCCGTGCGATCTTGGCTCTATGCCGTTATCAATCCACTGCTCAAGGCGCCTAGAGAGCTGGTCGTATTTCTCGGGCTTCTCGTCTTTAAGGGGGAAGAGTTTCCCTTCATTGGTAACGCCGTAGAGGATGACGCCGCCACCGGCGTTCGCCATGCCAGTGACGTCCTTCAGGAATTCCTCGCGCTGCTCGAGCACATCGGCGCTGTCTTTGCCAGGCGGTTGCTGCTTGTATTCCACGCCCTGCGTTTCAGGGATGGCATTGTCCCACAGGCTCTCAAGGTAAGAGCGATTCCATTCCGCGACCATGCGATTACTCCAAACGGCGTTGAGACGGACAAGCTAAGGGGTTCTATCGCGGGTCACAAGCTGGCAGTGGGAGGTTCGCCGCTGAGATGGGCGCGTACGGGGGGGCAACGACTACGCCATGGTCATCACTCGCTGGAACACACCCGCGCTGCGCGGTTTCCCCCGCCGCACCCGCGTGGCCTATAGAGGTTGATTCTGACGAAGGTATCTACAAGCGCCGTACGGTGCTGTGCGGCGCTCACGAAGAACTTGGCAAGTCGCGTTATATGACGCAAAACGATGCGCCAAAGGGCCCTTTTTGAGTCTCAGACGGCCAATTGCGGACTGCATAAAGCACTGGTGTCGTATCAGCATATGAGTGTGAGCCTTCAGAGGCGCAGCGTGTCGCCTCTTAGCTCCGGTTGAAAGAGGAGAGATCATTGAGAAATTGCTCAATGCCTCCGTTCCTTTTCGAATAACAGCGAGCGAAAGAAACCCCGGCTTCTTTCAAGCGATCTCTAGCTTGATTGGCCTTTGAGGTCCACGTCCGATCAAGTAGTGCGAAGTC